GGCGTTTTTCATACTATAAGGATTGTAAGTCAAGAATAAACGAAAAGGTACGAAACAAAAAAAAGGAGAAGCAAAGCCTCTCCCCAATGATGATACATATATTGAACAGATATAGGTAGTTATTGCCCAACGACCTTTAGTTGCGCTGTCTTCGCTGGTCTAAGAGTGACACGGTTTACCGACTCGCGTTTGCTCTCGTCCGCCATGTTCGCATAGATTTGCGTGGTTGAGACGTTCTTATGACCCAACATGTGCTGGACAGTATAGACGCTCGTACCAGCATCCACTTGTAGAGAACCGAATGTATGGCGGTAGGAGTGGAACAGAATACAAGAAGCAAGCAGATGAAGAGATGAGAAAGGAAAACGTAATTGGTTGAATATGAGCAGAAGTTCTGTTTTTTGCTGAGATAATGGAAAGCAAAAATGGACAGGTTATTGCAGGTGTTCAGTTACCAGAATGTTAGCTACCCAGTTACCTGAACCGAATAGGTAACAGACTGAACAATAAAGAAACTGTCACAGAACCTATTATTCACTGTATGTCAGTATTTTGCATATCAAAGGACGCTTATAAAATAGGTAATTTTGCCATTAAAAAATAAGCGTATGAAAGTAGAAAAATTCAAAATGTTGCTCTACCTGAAAAAGAGCGGTCTAGACAAATTTGGGAAGGCTCCGATAATGGGGCGAATAACGGTGAACAACACGATGGCGCAATTCAGTTGTAAACTGTCATGTACTCCGGAGTTATGGAATCCAAGAGAAAGCCGACTGAATGGAAAGAGTAAAGAAGCCGTTGATATTAATGCGAAAATTGACCGGCTCTTGCTTTCGGTCAATTCTGCATTTGATTCACTTGTTGAACGTAAGACTGATTTTGACGCGACTGCCGTAAAAGAGCTTTTACAGGGAAGTGTAGAAACCCAGATGACTCTGTTGAAACGGCTTGATATGCATATAGAGGATATGCGCTCAAGAATCGGTATTGATGTAGCTAAAAGCTCCATGTCAACATACATTTACACCCGCAGGTATCTTGGCGAATTTATTCAAAAACGATTCAAGACAAGTGATGTTGCTTTTGGACAGTTGAATGAACACATCCCATGTGAGTTTCAGGATTATATACTGAAGGACAAAGGACTTGCGGTAGATACGGTAAGACATTATCTGGCAATTCTGAAGAAAATCTGCCGGATGGCATTCAAGGAAGGACATGCGGAGAAGCGTTATTTTGTGAATTTCAAACTACCCCAAGAGAACCGGAAACCACCACGGGCTTTGAGTCGTGAGGATTTTGAGAAGATTCGTGATGTTGTGATACCACCGGAAAGAATCACTCATAATATAGCCAGAGATTTGTTTCTCTTTGCCTGTTATACAGGAGTTCCGTATGCGGATGCAGTTTCAATCACTAGAGATAATATATACAAGGACGATAAAGGTGACTTATGGTTAAAGTACCTGAGAAAGAAGAATGAATATCTGGCCCGCGTCAAATTGCTGCCGGAGGCTATCTCTCTTATAGAAAAATATCGTTCGGATGACAGGAAAGAGCTTTTCCCTATGATACACCACCCCAATATGAGACGCCACATGAAAGGTTTGCGGGATCTGGCTGGTATAAGCTGTGATTTGGTCTATCATATGGGAAGGCATACCTTCGGAAGTCTGATAACCCTTGAGGCTGGTGTTCCTATTGAAACAATCAGCAAAATGCTTGGTCATACCAATCTGACAACTACCCAGCTTTATGCAAGGGTAACTCCTAAAAAACTTTTCGAGGATATGGACAAATTCATCGAGGCAACTAGTGATATGAAACTGGTATTATAAATCAAGAATGAAAGAATCATGAGAAGTACATATAAGCAACTGTATTATATAAACCGCAGTAAAGTCAAATCTGACGGGAGCACATCAATTATGTGTCGTATTACAATAGACGGAAAGGCTGTTGTATTATCGACCGGGTTGTATTGCCAGCCAGAAGAGTGGAACAGCAAGAAAGGGGAAGTCAAGAACAACAGACTGAACGGGGTGCTTTGCGAGTATAAAAAAAGGATAGATGAAACTTATGCTGAATTATTGAAAGTAAATGGTGTCATCAGTGCAGAGCTGCTGAAAACAGCCATGACAGGAGCGGTCGACATCCCGAAGTACATATTACAGGCAGGGGAGGTGGAACGGGAAAATCTGAAAATCCGTTCCATTCAAATAGATTCAACCTCCAGTTACAGGCAATCAAAAATGTATCATTACTATCTGGGGGAATATATCCGTTCTCTGGGCAAGGAGGACATGCTTTTTACAGATATTACCGAAGAATTCGGCACTAATTTCATTTTGTATCTGAAAACAAATTACCCTCATAAGCCATCATACCGTAATCATTGTCTTTGCTGGCTGAAACGTCTGGTTTATCTTGCCGTGGATAACGGAATTTTGAGATATAATCCTTTGGATGATATAAAATATGAAAAGAAGGCACCTACAAAGCTCATGTATATAAGCAAGAACCAGCTTCAGGAGATAATGAGCCATCCAAAACCGGATCCACTACAGGAACTTGCAAGAAGAACCTTTATATTTTCATGTTTTTGCGGTTTGGCTTATGTTGATGTACGCAATCTCTATCCGCATCATATAGGTACAACTGCAGAAGGACGGAAATATATCAGAACATACCGCAAGAAAACAAGCGTTGAGTCATTTATACCATTGCACCCGGTAGCGGAGCAGATAATTTCCTTGTATAATACGACAGATGATAGTCAGCCCATTTTCCCGTTACCCATACGGAGTATGATTTGGTTTGAGATACATGAATTGGGATTTTCGCTTCAGTTCAAGCATAACTTGTCATACCATCAAAGTCGTCACACTTTTGGTACCATGATGGTCTCTGCCGGAGTTCCTATGGAAAGCATATCAAAGATGATGGGACATACAAATATCAGAACTACACAAGGATACGCAAAAGTTACAGATGATAAGATTTCTGAGGATATGGATAAATTAATAGTACGAAGAATTCATTAATAAGTAACATAAAACAAGTGGAATAATAATATAGACTAATCTTATTTGTTAATCTGTAGAAATTTTATGATAAAAATATGACGTTATGTCAGTTTACAAACTGGTCTAACATTTGTTGATATTAGATTTGGTGTCATCGGCATACCGTTTTGCTTAAAATCCTAAACGATATAACGGCAGCTTAATCTATCTTTCTGCAACTAAGATGGCGGAGCTTCATCCTCCGAATAAAAGGGTAACTAACATTTGATACTGCAACAAATATTGATTTTTATGAAATTATTCTTTTTAACATATGATTTGCGCAATCGCAGAGATTACAAAACTTTGTATGATGAGTTGAATAAACTTAATGCCGTTCGTATCCTTGAATCTACTTGGTGCTTTAAGCTCCAAGATAATATTACAGCAGAAACGGTACGTAATCATTTTCAAAATTATATTGATAAAGATGATGCCATTATGGTATCACAGGTTATTAATTGGGCATCATACAATACAGATGGGCATCCAAACCAACTTAAATAACTTACTTTTGTATTTATTCCTACTCTAACTTGCTTCAACAAAGGGTAAGCATTATCAAAGCTGCTGTCATTTTGGCACTATGACAGTAGCTTTTTTATTTATAGCATTGTAAAACTCATTATGTTTAAAAATGTCCTGATTCCATTTGTTATACTCACTTTAGTAATATCGTTTATAATCGCCATAGCTGAATATAAAAAATGATGATGAGTATTCAGTTTACCTTCATTTACATAGCTTGGAAGAAAAAAGTTGATTGCTTCAATATCACTAAATGTAAGAGTTGTTAATGAATTTATGTGGAAGAAAATG